CCTTGGTGATCTTTGCTTTTGCTATGTTTGGGGTCTTCTCATCTTTTAAAGTTGCATATGGTATGCGACCTTGACCCTCAATGTCAGCATATTTCGTAGGTTTTGGTGGTTCTTTGATTGGTCCACCCATAATTTTTACAGAACTCATACTAACCTCCTCGGTTATTTCTTAATCTCAGCAGCTCACGCTGCGCCTGAGCGTCTAACCTAGCAACTGTTTGAGCCTCTTGACTCGCCAGCCGCTCATCAAATTGTCTAGCTCTCTCTTGAACTTTCGCTTGCTCCAGACCCAGCTTAGCTTGGTCTAAACTAGTGTCGTTCTGTTCCGCCTGAGCCTTTAACTGAAGCTCCTGCTGTTTTAGAGCAATCAACGGATCAGGGCCTTCCTGTTTAGGCTGCGATTGACCTGCAATACCTATGCTCATCTGCCTCAAGTTTTGAAGCTCCTGGGCCACGACTTGAGCTACCATACCCTCTATCTGTAGCATCTGGTCGTCTGTAGGTGTTTGTTGGCCGTTCTGCTGCAAAAACATGACCATAGCCGTCTCTTCTGCCTTGATCTTCACATGCTCCGTCACGTGCTTCTGAAGAGCTGTCAGGACCACTGGGTTCTGTGCAGCTATTGGCGAAGCACTGAATAGCAGGTGCGACATGATGTGAGCGTCATGATTCTGCCCATCAAAAGCCTTGAGCCGAATGTTGTCCAGGACGTCGATGTTTTCTTGTGCCGGGTCTTTGGGAACAGGCTCATTAGAGCTATCGACGTTAAGTATCTTATCAACGTCTTTAACACCCAAAGCGTCATACATGCGACGATATGCTTCATGCAAATTGTGTATCTGAGGAGCTTGTGTAGCGAGCTGTAACTGCGACTGAGCCAGGGCAATTCGCTGCGCTTGCGAAAAAACGTTTGGATTGGATACCGGTATAACATCCACACGATCATCAAAATCCGACGCCATAACCGCTTGGTCACCGCCTTCTACCGAGAACGGGTACTCTTGCGGTAAAGATTCGTGCATAACTCGTGCCATTAGCTTGAATTCTTGGCGCATTGCATAGTGCATACGCTTATGAACCGCACTCATGACTCGACTACCCTGCTCCAGGAGCGCTACTGTGGTGCCCACCGCAGCATTCTGGTTACCCTCACCTACTTTCATGTCCGTTATGGTTGCAAAACGCCTTCCAGCGTCTACCACAAAGCCCAAAAGTTGAAAAAGCGTGGTATCCGGGCCTTTAAACGGTAAAGGCAACAAACTTTCACGGATTGCGCCGCCAGGAGCGTCTACATCACGGAATTCACCCGGTTGTAGCGGTTCGCTGTCCTCGGCTATACGAAGCCCTCTGGCCTTAAAGCCAGCAGGGAGGTTAGACAGGGTGCCTGCGTCTATTAACTGCCTTAGCGCGGCTGTGGCTGTCCTGGAGAGCCCTCCAATCGTGTGGATTAGACCCAAACCGTAGAAACCAAGCCCCGGAAGAAACTTGTAATGCACGAAATACTGGATTTTTGACTTATTTTCGTCATCTTCCGCATAATTCCGGCGAATAGACAGGACTTGGCCCGTATCTTCGGCCACAGTCACGATATACGGCAGTTTTATGCCGGTTTCTTCGCCATCTTCGCCCTTATCTTCGAAGCCCGGAAGGTCTAATTCGGCATGAAACTCCAAAATCGTGGTGTCATAGTCAATATTTGACGGCTGCTCTCCCTGAATCCGGTTAATCTCCTCCGCAATTTCGTTCTGGTCCGGCTGCATGGCGGAAACAGGGACATCCAAGTAGAAACCCGACACTTGAAGCTTGCGGAGCTGATTCAAAGGCATCGAAATAACGTTGGTTATGCAAGGGCAAGTCTCCAGACTGCTCGTGTTATACGGAACAACCAGGTTTTCCGCCGGTACAAAGCTACTCACCACCCGATCAAGGGCGGAATCAAAGTAAACTTTCTTGAATGTTGATCCGGCCAAGGGCAAATAGAACAACATTTGATCGAATTCTGGGGTGTATTCCTCCATCACATTGGTGATGTAGTAGTTCATAAACTCTTTAACGCGGCGAGCCTGCGATTCTTTGTCCTTAGTGATGTCACCCATCACAGTGGTTCTTACAGGCCCAGAGGGCGGCAACATTTCATTAAAGGCTTGCGCTTGAAACTGTGTGGCCGCTTCGGCTAAAAGCGGGTGTGTAACGCCTGTAGCGCCTCTGAAGGGCTCGGACCTCTCTTGGTAGTTAAAGCCTAGCATTTCCAAGCCTTTGGAATAGGCATCCTCCCAGTCCTGACGAGAAGCTTTGTTAGAGTCGTACTCCCCCAACAGATCATTGGCCACAGCGCCAAGCTGGCCCATGTCCATTTCGTCCGCCAGGTTCCTGTTGAAGTCGCTTTCATCCACAGAATCAGCGCCAGGATCAAAGTCAACTATGACCCCACCGTCTTCTGTCTCTTCGATTTCAATGTCCAGGCCCTCTCTTGGTGCATTTCCCAACGCCCCAGGAACAGCTATCTCTACCTGCTCTTCAATGGTCAGCTCTACCGGTGCATCGCCCGTGAGCCGCTCAACCATTGATGTTACGCCTTCGTTACCGTTAGCCATTAATTATTCTCCGGGTCATACGGATTATTGCGTTGGTTTACCCCCAATATGTTGGGGTTATTCTCTATCGCCTCACCCCTGGTTCGACCTGTTCGTTGTGCGCTTCTTTGTCTAAGTGCTTCGATCTCTGGTAATAAAGCGTCGGTCGTAGAACTCCTTTCTATATAATTTGCATACCTGTCGTTAAAGGCATCTACCCCAGTTACATAACCCGTGGCACTAGGGTTCGTCGCATCAATGTTTAATTCATCATAAAGTTGAAACAACTCATTCAAATATTCGTTACGGATCACCTTGTTTCCATAAGTCCGAGCATCTATAACCTTTGGACCGCCAGGTGCGTCCATTTTAACATCCGTTGTTATAATCGGATTCCCATTTGAATCCCTCAAAGAAAACACTTGCGTATCGCCACTCCTGAATTCTGTTATACCGCCGCCAGTGTCACTATACCCATCAAATCGTCCATAGCCTTTTATAGAGTTATTCATCAAAGCACTTTCTATGTCTAAAGAGCCCGGTGTTTTTAGTCGATACCAGGAAACCTGGTTCTGACCAACCGGTGTAAGGACTTTTTCTGCTCCTGATTTAGGGCCTATTTTTGCCTCTATTGGTACCATGTTTGCTCGCTCCACCTGGCCAAACAATCCTCCTAAGCCCTGTGAATCACGACGCTTGGCTTCCGAGCTTACTTCTTGAGCCACCCTTCTTTGAACTTGAGCCATTGGGTTGCGCTTGGTTGCTTCAGCAACTAAATCAGGGAAAGACATGCTCCCTATTTTATTTTCAGGAATGTCCGCAATCTTTTCTGGGAGCGTCTCCGTATTTAAAAAGTCAAATCCGGTAACGCTCAAGACTCTAGGTATGTCTATGTTGTAAATTATTTCTCCCTCTGAAAGAGCCTTTTCATAAGCCGCTCGACCTGGGAAATCAAGGTCTGATAACGGTAAAGGAGCGTTTTCCGAACCTTTTTCTATAGCGTTAAGGTATCTGTTAATAATTGGGTATTGAATAAGCTCCGGGTCTACCCCTTGCTCTATCATGCGGTCATATTGCCGGGACTGGTCGGGCGTCGTCATCTTTGAGAAGCCCACCCTTTGGCTTGGGTCGGAGTAAGTCTGTCGGTTAATACTTGTGGCTGAATCATATTGTTTTTCAAAATCTTTACGAGCCTCAAAAAAATCGTCATCAGAAACTCTTTGAAGGCCTCTAACAGTCTCTATAAGCCTACGACCAGAGGCATCCTGTGGCGTATATTTGCTTACCTCCGGTAGGAGTTCTCCTGAAAGCATCTTTTGACGCAACCTATCGTCAGCCGTGCCAAATTCACTGGTAAAAAACTTTTCTGCTTTTTTTACAACACCCTCTGTTACTTCTGGATTCAGGCCTTGTTCGTCTAACTGAGATCGTAGGTTGTCGTAGTACTGTGCCATATTCACCTCATCGCCCGGTTTTGGGGGAGGGTTAGGCACTTCATAAGTCTCTTTTGGACGGAACACGCGGCCTTTAGGCGACACAGCGCCCATGACCACAGGTTTAGCGGCGGTTCGGCCACCAGGAACAAGGCTGGATGTCAGGACAAAGCTGGCTAGAGCATTAAGCTCGTCGGCAGTCTCTGTGTCACCCGCCGCCCGAGCCTGCTCGGCCTGTGCCGTCAGCTCCACGTAGTCCTTGTAACCCATGTACTGACCAACGCCAGGGACAAAAGTCTCCGCCAAAAACCTTGCCGGGTCCTCACGAGCCGCTTCAACCATACCGGCTCCGAGCCCTTTTGCATCAGATACCATTTCTGAAACCGGCGTCTCAGTCAAATAATCAAAAGCATACTGAGGAACGTCCGCCAAACCCTCTGCAAGAGCAACGCCTCTGGGCACCGGTCTGTCACCAGACATCCGAGCCGCTCTTTCAGCAGAACGTTGGTCCCTTCTGGCCCCGGAAGGCTGAAATACCGCACCGCCATCTTGAAAAGAAGGCAACGCACCAGCCTTGTTGAGCAGCATCCGAGTGACTGCGCCCTCTCGACGCTTCATCAACGAACCAATTCCGTCAGTAGCCTCCGCCACGCCACCCTTGGCAAACAGGCGCATGTCCTCATCATCTTCCTCATCTCTTTCTTTAGTGGGGTCAAAACGTGGCGTTTCTAAAATTCTTTCTGGGCGGACAGGGAAGTTTGTCGAAACATTTGGGATATCTAAGCCAAACTGTGTCTCAAAAGGCGTAATTGCATCTTGCGAAAAATCTTGCGGACCTACGCCAAACCGCTGGGCATACCGCTCTACACGCTCCATAGTCTCAGGGCGCTGCTCCAGGCCCTGTGCTGGCCTGAACCCAAGGACGTCCAGGGAAGACGCTATGTCTCCTGGCCTGCGGCCCGCGAGATACGGGTCAGTGGCCGGAGCAGGGAGAATCGAATACGGGTCATAGTCCGGCTTGTCAAATTCAACCAGTACGTCATCGCGTGTAACAAACCCTGCGTTCGCAGGAATGCCTCCCACAGGCACTGGTAACGGTGGTTGAACCACAGGGTCGGGATCGGGGTCCTTGTCTTCCGGTAAAAGAGTGCCTGCTATGACGCCCGGTAAGATGTCGATATTGAGGTCGAGGTCGTCGTTTTCACCACCCCCTGTAACGGTGTCATTTCCACCGCCACCACCTACAATCGTGTCGTTACCGCCACCACCTGTAACAGTGTCGTTTCCACCGCCACCACCTGTAACAGTGTCGTTTCCACCACCGCTCCCTGTAACAGTGTCATCATCACTGCCACCTGTAACGGTGTCATCATCACTGCCACCTGTAACGGTGTCATCATCACTGCCACCACCGGTTGTTGTTCCAGCTCCTGGGTCAGTAGGCGGGTTATTAACAATGCCCTGTACTTGATCAAGGGGAATGTCGTAGATATCTGAGATTTCCTGCGAGGTGTACACCCCATCGTTTATCAACCCTACAACAGTCATTATGTCGTTAAAGTCGTAATCGCCGTCCACTTTAGGCAGAGCGTCCGTATTTCGATTTTCCCCAGACACGACAGCCTCTACCGACACTGAGCCATCGGGCAGCGTGATTAATTTGTAGTTGCCGCCGTCTACGACGTTGATGGGTTTTCCATCAACGCCCGTGGAACTCACCCCACGGTAAGGGTAGAAGACTCCGTCAATTTCAAAACCTTTCCGGGCAGCGTTATAAGCGCCTTCAAAAGAAGTGGAAGTGAACTCTGTTTCGCCCTCTT